TGGCCCGCACGCTCAGGACGTGGTTGATGGTCGAAGCCTTCGTGGCGACGCCGTCGTTGTCGCCGATTTGGTTGCCGATGACTAAGGTGAAGTTGCCCGTGTTTTGGTTGCCGTTGAAGTTGGCATAACCGCGGGAGCCGATGTTTCGGGTGATCCACTTCGGCACCTTGGCGGTCGAGGCGAATTGCACGTCGGAGCCGTAGTCCTTGGGCTTGGGAAGGGCGAGGAGGGTATTGGCCCAGCCCGCCTTGAGGTAGCCGACGAGGCGTTGCTTCTTCTTGATGTAGGCTTCAAGGAGTTCGGCCTTTACGATGTATTTATTGCCGCGGAGGTGCGGGCCACCGTTCTCGAGGATGCGTCCGTTGTATTTCTGTTTAAACCGGCGATGGATGCCAGCGAGGTCGGTCGTTTCCTTGGGCGGTTCCTTGGCGGCGAAGGATGCGCCGAAGCGGTTCTTGAAGGCTTGGAAGTCCTTCTGGGGATTGCTGCCTGAGACGATCCGTTTGAAGATACCACGCGGGTCCTTTCCGCTGGTCGTGTCTTTCTGGTTTTTGGCGACGTTCTGCCAACGGATGAAGCCACCGATGTCGCCCTTGGTCACGGCCTCGCCCATCTTTTGGAAGGCAACGCCCGGCTCGTCGGTCGGTCGGAAGAGGGTGCTGATGTCATTGGCGACCGCCTGTTCGCCTGTCTTCTTGGCGGGGTTAGCCATCAATCCTTTGCCTCCGCTGGGGGACATGGTCGGCGAATACCGCATGAACTCATAACAGCAGTAGCCCGCCTCGCGGATGAAGCCGTCCCGCATGGAGATACCCGTCGCCAGCCGAAACTCGTTAAGGGCGAATTGGAAGCGGTCAAAGGACCGTTTGTCGACCACGACCTGGACGGTGGTGGACATTACTGGTCGTCCGTTTGGACGGTCAGGATGACCCAAGCCGACCCGGGCTTGTACTGGGATGCCGTGATGCGTACACCTACGTTGGCGATGGTGGCCTTTTTACCGATGGCGAGGGGTGAGATGGCTACCCCACCCGACAAAGAGCCTGTGGAGCCTCCTACGGCCCCGCTGGCGGTGGTCCAAGAAGTCGTCGTGGCGACCACCTTGACCGTGAAGGAGGTCTGTTCGAGGAAGCCGCCGGCCTCCAAGGTCTGGTTGACGACAGGGTCGGACGCCATCGCGAGGAAGGTTTGGCCCGTAGCCAAGACGAGGGGGATGCCGAAGTCGTCAATCATCAGCTTGGCGTCTGGCGTAAACTCTGAATAGAGACTCATCGGTTAACCTTGGAGAAGGGTAAAACAAAAGACCCCCAAGGTTTCCCAAGGGGGTCTCGTTTAAGCGGCTAGGCCGCCACCGTTTAGGCGGTGGTCAGGCGGCGGAGGGAGGTCGCGCGACCGACGGCGGCACCGAAGAGGAGGGTAGCCGTGACGTTGAGGTAGCCCGACTGCTCCTGGATGACCATGACCTGAACCGACAGACCGGTGTTCGGGTCCGTGGCCTGAGAGACTTCAGCGCCAGGGATTTCGTTGAACGGGAGGGCCGTGGCGACAGCAATCGCGTCAGCGCCGCAGATGAAGCCCGCGAGGGACTCAGCGTTGGCGGAGAGGTTGCTGAACTGGTAGACCTGAGCGCCGGCGATGGAGCCGAGGGAGCCGGTCGAGATGACGTTCGCACCGAGCTGGAAGGCGGCGATGATCTGGGCGTCGCTGCGGAGGTCGGAGAGGTAGCCGTTGCCGAGGACGAGGGCGCGCTTGTCGGGAGCCTTGGCGTCGTCGAGGGTCTTCTGAGCGGCGACCACTTCGGCGTACGAGAGGTTCGCACCCGTGTTCGTGCCGGACGAGTAGTTGGCGGCGGTGATGAGGCTGTTGATTTCCGTCATGCACTTCTGGGACAGGGCGATGGCGGCGGTCTCGGCGAAGTTGGTCGCGAAGAACTGCATGCCGTACTCGCGGACGTCGAGCGGGCTGAAGCGGCTGGACACCTTGAAGTGCTTCAGGGTGACGGAGGTCGAGGTGACGGTGGCGTCATCCTGCGTGAGGTAGCCGCCAACACCGAACTCGGTGGCGGTCGACGTGCCGATCAGGGGGACCTGGATGGTCTTGCCGGCGCCGGCGATGGAGGAGGTGAAGACGGACGAGAAGCCGTTCAGGACGGGCAGCTTGTTCGCGAGGGCGGAGATGACNNAAAATTAGACCTTCACGCCGCCATAGATGGCGAGGGCGTGCTTGGCGAAGTACTCGGCCTTGGCCTTCGGGTCGGTGAGACCGTTGAAGACGGCGAGGTGGTCGACCGGGCCGACGGGGGCTTCGGCACCAGGAGCGGAGGCCACGGGTTCGACGCCGACGGAGGCGACGATCTTGGCGGCTTCCTGCGAGGCGGTGACCTTGTTGGCGTGGGCCTCGGCGATGATGGCCTTGAGGCTGTCGATTTCCTTCGCGGAGATTTCGAGGCGGGCGTTGAGGTCGGCGAGCATAGCGTCCTTCGTGACGACTTCGGCCTTCACGGCGGTCAGTTCGTCAGCGGCGCCGACGGTGAGTTTCTCGACGGTCGCACGGAGGTCGTCGCGTTCGGCGGTGAGCGCCAGGGCGACGGTGCGGAGTTCGGTGACTTCGGCTTCGGGAGTGATTTTGCTCATGCTTGTCTTAAACTTGGAAAGTTGGTCAATGGCGTTGAGACTCTCGGCCTTGGCCTCGGCCCACTTGGCGGTCCGCATGATGTCGCCCGAAGTCGGGCCACCCCATAACGCCCACGCCACCGCACCCGCTCCGGGGAAGTCCTCGTTGGAAGGTTTGTTCTTCGGGGCGTCCATGTCGGGACGGTGACGCTGGAACCACGGCCCCATGCGGCGGACCTTGTCTTCGGAGACGGAGCCGGACGCCATCTCGCGGGCCTCGCGGAGGGTTTGCTCCGTGACGCCGTCGCCCGACTTGCCGTCCTTGTGCCACTCAAGGCCACGACGGGCGGCCTCGCTCACGTAGTCAGGGACGTCGATGGGCATTTAGAACGAGCGAAGGGCTTCCTCGAAGGAGTCGGCGAGACCCGTGACCAGACCGAGGCGGGCGGCTTGCTTGCCTGAGAAGGTGCCACCCGTGAAGGCGTCCTGCGAGACGTTCGTGCGCGTCATGCGTACGGAGGCCATGAAGTCCTCGTCGATGTTGTCGACCTGTGCCTGGAGGTCGGCGAGTTGGGCTTCGGAGAGGGAGGTGCCTTCGATGCCGGCGCCCTTCAAGGGGGACTGCTTGGACTTGATTACGACCATGCGGACGCCCGCGTCGGCGTAGGCTTGGGAGAAGTCAGGAATGACCATGTAGACGCCCACGGAACCGATGGAGCCCGAGGGGAGAGCAGTGAAGCGGTCGGCGGCGGCAGCAATCCAAAGGGCGGCGCTGTTCGCTTCCTCGCCGTAGGCCATCGTCGGCTTGCTCATGCGGCGGATTTTAGAGGCGAGTTCGGGGACGCCAGTCACCGTGCCACCGGGGGAGTTGACGCGGAAGGCGATTTTCTTGACCGCAGGGTCGGCCTCGAAGGCGTCGATGGCTTCCGAGATGGCGTCGATGTCGGCGGCTCCGAGCATGGACTCAAGAGGCGAGACGCCCTTGCCGATCACGCCGTCGACGGGGATGACCGCGATGCCGTCGTTGCGGACGTATGCTTGCGGACGGTCGCCGAGGAGCTTGGCGATGATGTCCGAGAACGCGTACTTGTCGGCGATGGCCTTGGCGTCGGCCGCACGATGCGGGTCGATGGCGAGAGGTTCGCGACCCTTGAGGCCGTTTTGGAGGAAGCGCATATTAGTTGGGAATGATTGGGGTCGGGGCTGGGGTCTCGGGGTCTTCGCCTTCGTCCTCAGGGTCCGTGACGGCCTCGGTGGCGTCCTCGGCTTCATCCTCAGCCATGTCTTCGGCGGAGTCTTCCGCTTCGGTCTTGTCGGCAAACTCGGCTGAGTTGTGCTGCGTCTTCGGGTCGACGTTGAGGAAGGAGTTGTTGGCGACCATCGCGACCTCGTCAACGGGCAGGCCGTACTTCTCCGCGATGTCGTGGATGAAGCGCATATTCTGGGCCTTCTGTTCCAGGACCTTCTCGAACTTCAAACCACGCTTTGCGTAGAGCTGAGTGAACGATGTTAGGCCGGCACGAAGGTCGTCTCGGTCATTGCGGGAGTCGCGACCGTTGTCGATGGACGGGGCTTGCGGGACGGAGAACTCGACGTCCGACCATTTGGGGTCGTCGGGGATGAGGCCCTTCGCGATGCCGTCCGAGATACGCCATTGCCAGTCGGGGACGCAGTAGTCGTCATGGACCATGCATTGGATTTGACCGACGAAGCGGTCGGCCTTGCCAAGCACCATGCGGACGAGGGCCGAGCCGGCCTTGGAGCCGTCGCCGACGACCTCGTAGGGGAGGCCGCCGCTCGCGATCATGCGGGCGAGGATGGCGTTGAACATCTCCATCGACTGGCGAGGGAAGTTCGGGGAGACGGACTTGAGGTCCTCGCCGGGTTCAAGGACGAGGAGTTTCCCGCCCATCTGGGCGCCGATGTTGCCGAAGTCGGTGGCACCGCCGCCGTTCAGGTCGGAGACGAGGGAGGCATCCGCGAAGCCGCCGTTCTTGGTCAGCACATTGGGGACGTCGGTGACTTGCTTGACCGCCCGCTTCTCGAGCTCGATGATTTCGTTCTGGTCCTGCATCGAGTTCAAGGCCTGTTGCATCGGGGGGATGCCGTGGGCCGAGGTGATGCGGGACTGGTTGGCGATCTGCATGAACGAGTC